ACTACCGGAGCAGGTGCCTGAGCTGCCGCCTGTGCGACCTGTGCTTCCTCTTCTTTGGCGCGTCGATCGGCGGCCTCGTCATCGGCACGCTTCTGTGCCTTGGCCTCTTCCTCTTTGCGAATCTTCTCGCGCTCGGCCGCCAGTCGTTCCTCTTCCTGCTTTTCGAAGGCTGCGATCCGCATGGCGACCAGGTTCCGCAGATCCTCGGCAGTCTTCGAGGCGCACAGGCTCACCCGGTCGGCAAATAGGGTGGAGTGAGCAGGGTGCTCCGCAAGGATGGCCGCATTGGCACGAACCCGATCGGCAGCTTGGCTGGAGGCGATCTTGGCGTTGGCCGCCACGGCGTCGACCGCTTCCTGCATGCTGCTGAAGGACCGCTTGCCCTTCATGGCTGCGCTGATATCCGCGACCAGCGTTGCCGGCATCGGCAGACCGTGCTCGCCCAGCGTCTCGTTGATGGCTCGAACGTGGTCCTGCACAGCCCGGCGCGCGGCATTGCCGATTTCGGTGCGGCGCTCTTCCTTGCGGCGCGTGACCAGCCTATCCAGGTCCAGACGCTTGGCTTTGGCCTCGGCGGTGATCTCATCGATCGTGCGGAACAAGAGCTCGATGCTCTCGGTTTGGCTGAGCGCATGCTGCTTGGCAGCTTTCAACTGGTCCTCGATGTCACTGCACCACTTCACTGTCTTCTCAGCGTCGGCGAAATCCTGATCCGTGGTCAGATCCGTGCTGATGTTCTGGAACACAGCGATGGCCTGACCCTTCCACTCGGCGAGGTTCGAGGCGGTGACCATGCCGGTCACCTCGATGCGCAGCGCCGGCATCTGGTCCGGGGCACGCCCGGTCGGCGCCGGTGCCACAGGGGCCTCGGGTTCATATGCCTCGACGTCAGCTTCGAATTGCGCCCAACCAGCAACGATCCTTGCCCGCAACTCGGCATTCGGCGAATACCAGCAGTGCCGCTCTTCGATCAGTTCTTCGCCGTTCCACTTGGAGGCCATGAACAGGCAGCGCTCTGCGCCGGACACCATCAGCTGGTGCTCCATCTGCACCTGGTAGTGCATCGGCAGGCAAGCGTCGCTGCGGTCCACGGGCATCGCCAGGCGAAGGTCATCGTTCAAGCTCTTGTGCTCGAAGGCGATTTCTTCCATCAGCGTTAGGCCGTCGAAGCTGGCCGAGTACTTGGCCTGCACGCCAACGCAGGGATACAACTCCTGCCCCAAGACATCTTCGGCGAGGGGGCGGGCAAGGGCCTCGTAGCGGTGGCCGTTGTCGAAGATCCGCTGATGTTCCGGGGTGACCTCTTCGGCAACGCCGGAAGCCTTCTCGCGAACCAGCTGGTTGCGAGTCTTGTAGGGGCTGCAGCCCATCATTGCCGGCGCATCGCTGGCGTTGTGGTACTGCGCACGGTGGGCATGCCATTCCGGCGTGCCCTGGACCAAGTTCACGATCTTCATGCGGCCACCTCAGTTGCCGTTGCGGATTCGGACGCACGGATCAGCTTTTTCTGCTCATCGGTGAGTGAGCCCTTGCTTTCGACCATCGCGATGATCTGATCTGCCGTGCGCTTGCCTGCCTTGATGAGCCCGGTCCAGGTCGGCAGGTTGGTATCGAACTGTTCCTTCGGATACGCGCAGGGGCTGCTCTCGCCGTGGGACACAGTGGCGACCACGCGCACGTCCGCCGCCGGCTCGATTTCGTCCGGGGTGTAGACGCCCAGCAGTGCTTCCGGCGCGTAGCGGCGCGCCCACTGGCGGGTGCCGCGGTAGACCAGCATGTCGTGCGGGCTCTTGTCCCAAGCGTTATCGACCCGGTTGCCGTTCTTGTCCTTGGCGAAAGTGCGCCAGTCCTTGACGTTGCCGGTGACCGACTGAGGGCCGGTTGCGCCGCGCGGCGTGCCGATCACGGTGATCGTGGAGCTCTGGCCTTCGCCCCGGATGTCGTATTCCAGACGACCTTCGATCGCGCCCATCGCATACAGCGCGGCGGCAACCAGCTTCCCTTCGTAGCAGAGCTTGCCGTGGACGACCGACGTGCACTGAGCCACGCTGACCGCGTCCATACCCCAGCGCTGGGCCTGCATGACGATCAGCAGGCAGTCGCCCGATTTGCCCCTCAGGTGCTCAGGCACCAGGTTGGCCTTGGCCATGATCTCGGAGAGCTGGATAGCCTCGTGAATCGAGGTCGGCATCAGGGCGTTTGCCCGGACTTCGCCGCTCATCGGGGGCTGCTGGGTGGAAATGGCGGTGCTCATTGAATGTCTTCCTTGGGCAGGTTGATGCGGCTCAGGGGAGCTGCGCGGCGCATAGACCGGCGCTGTTGAAGCTGGGCGACGAACTGCCGCCAGACCTGGCGGGCTTCGGTGACGGTGCGGCAGCCGAAGAAGAGGGCGCCCACACCGCCGACCAGGACGAAGCTGTCGGCGTGGGTGTAGATGGCGCGGGCCAGGAGCGCGACGCAGAAGCCGAACACAACGGCGCAGATGAAGGCCGGCACAAGCAGGCGAATCGGATGGCGGCTCATGGGATGCTCACCCTTGCCAGGTCCTGCGCGATGAGGCAGCCGATGGCACCCAGCCCCGCGCAGCAGACGAACATGCCGAGGTAGATCCCGAGATC